CTAAGTGTGTTTTAGAGTTTTCTATATTACAATTAGACATCATGGTCATACCCATAGTTACATCATCATCGTTAACACTTTCTAACATTAAGGATATTTTTTTATATATATCTCCATCAATAGTAACAGAATCTTCTGATGCAACTTCATTTACATATGTATCCAATACAGTTTTGTTTTGATTAGATAATAAATAGTTATATGTATTGAGGTTTTCCTCAGCAATATAATTTAAATGGCTGGTTTCCATATTTTCTACATCAGAAAGAAATGCTTTTACTTCATCAGAACTAAGATCTCTATTATAATAACTATTTCTGTTATTAAGAACAAAGAGAGTTTCTTGATTATCAGGGTTATCAAAAATATTATTCATTTCTTCCATAAGATCTTCACTCATAGCTTCTTCATGTTTTTTAAACAAAGCTTTGACTGAACGTAATGATGATAGTGATACACTATATTTACTGCTTACTAAGCTCATAAAAGTTTTTTCTGATACTACTTCAACATCAGCCTTAGTTTTATCTCTTATAACTTTGATGTTATACTTATCTTTTAGACAACTTAATTTGTCTCTTGATAATGTAATGTTTGGATGTCTGTACATAGTAGAGATAGTAGACCAATCAAGTTTATTAGTAGTAATCGGCATAAAACTTGCCATTTGTTTAAATTCTATATGCCATCCTTCTCTGTTTATATACAAACCTTTTGAGAATTTAATGTTTTCCAAAGAATAAGTAGATGATGATCTATCTTTCTTACTCTTGTTCCTCAAATCATCTGAGTTAATAAAATCTAATATTATTATTGGGTTATTTATTTTAGTCTTCATCTGGTAATTTTATATAATTATTATCTTTTGTTGTTAGTAATTTTCTGTATTCAGGCTTTACCTGAACTGTGAATGTATACATCTCTCTATTAGAGATATGGATTTCTTGTCTACATATGGGTTCAAAGTATTTGAATATCTTATTGTTTAGCACACCTTTGTTTTCATAATATAATATAGCTTCCTCAGCATTCATTCTTTTTAGCTCACGTATATTTGAGTTGTCCCACCAATATGCCACATCTTTATTTCTGTTAAACTGATACTCTTCATTTCCAATGTTTTGTGCTAATTGCCATAGTAATTCATATTCTGAGTTAAAATCAATTGTGGGTAACAAAGCTGCAGCCATATTTCTGTCATCATGAGAGTTCATCATAGCTGTTATATCATCTACAAGTTGGGCTGTAAGTGTTTGTTTATTAGCTGAACTATCTAATACTGTGTCTACATCAACTACAGCAAGTTCTCCATTTTTAATTTTATGACCTATATTTAAAGCCAGACCAGTTATAACATATGAGTTGTAAGGAGCTGATTCTGTATCTTGATTATATGAAGGATAATCTGCTTTTATTCTATCATCATACAATACGGGATAAGGAAAATCCTCTGCTAAAGTATTAATTGAATTACAAGTATAATAGTTTTTTAAATCATACATCATAAGTGTAGTTTTTAAGCAATCACCACTAGAAAGATTCTCATAAAAATAATTATGTGATACTATAAAATCAGCTTCTTCATAATCATTTGTTACTCCTATACTATGTTCTTTAAGTGCTAACTTAATTCTATCAGCAGACACAGAACATAAAGGTAATACAAATGCTTTTTTAAAATTACTTAAATCATTTGTTGTTTCTGTTATAATAGTATCTCTTAACTTAGAGTATGCAACTGCTGATTCTGTAATTATTACTTCTTCTATTTCATTTACGTATTTATTTTTCCATATACCATAAGTTTTTGAATCTTCAATATTAAAAGTTTCTAATGATAATTTATCTGTTGGTTGGAATACTGTTTTTTTTGCCATTTCTTTTTTTGTTAGTAAACATAAGGGGGCACAAGGCCCCCCATGTTCAAATTAATTTACTTAACAGTCATTTTGATAATATCTGGATTCATCATCATCTTATTAAACTTCTGCTTGTTACCACTGAATATAGTTCTCACTATTAAGTACTTCAGGTCATTAGTAAAATGATCATGTGTACATAACATAATTAACCTATCCGTGATTTTTTGATTAATTGTATTATCCTTTGAATAAACTACAGCATAATTAGCTAATCTAGTTGCTAAAGTAGAGGCAATGTCTGCTCTATAATCATCTCCTTTACCAACACATGTTGTCAACTCACCTTTTACATATGCTTGATCAACGTGCATTAATAAATCTTTTGGATGAATTAATTTATCTAACTTGTTGTTAATGAATGTAGTAAACATAGAAGCAAACTCATCTCCTACAGATCCTTCACCAATCATTTGAACAAGAGATAAGTTTTCTTCAAACTTCTCAAAGCTAGATATAGCATTAAAGAACGTTGATATAGATCTTGCATTAGTTTCTTGAGTTACTAGTTCAGGATGCATCAATAAGAAGTTAATACATCTTGAGTCAATACCTGCTCCCTCAGCCCATTTAGCCCATACATCTATATCAAACTTTAAATTAGCTGTAATGTATCTAGTCTTCTGTGCAGAATCCACAGAGTTAACCATATAGTCTCCATTGTCTGGATTAGCTGTTAATATAATGTGCCAATCTTTAGGTAGAGTCCAGGAGATATACGTTTGTCTATCAACTAATTCCATACATGCTTGAATAAATCTAACATCAGCTCTATTCCAATCATCTAATAATAATATACCACCTTGTTTTTTATCAGCAATCCATTCAGGTGCGCAGTAAGACATTCTATTCTTACCAGTCATCTTGTATCCATTTTTTAAATAGTCAGATACTGCTAGCTCATCAACCCAAGAACCAACCTTCTTTGTAGTTGTTCCTAACTTAGCTAAGTCTTCTCCTCTTTGTGTACTTCTATAATCTAAACTATCTTTATCAGGAGCTATAGCTACTTGCTTTTCTTTATACATTTGGAACTGTCTTACAGGAAATCCTACTAGATCACCTAACTCTTCTATCTGTGCTAAGTTTAACTTAACAAAATCTAAGTTGTGTTGTTTTGCCATCTGCATTACAGCTGATGTTTTACCAATACCTGATTCACCTACTACTTCTATTGCTACAGGTAGCTTATTGTTTTCTTGTAGGTATCTATTATTTTTAATAATGTGACCAACAAATGATTCTAGTTCTTCAATGTTTAAGTTTACTTCTTGTGCCATGTTCTTTTTTTTTAATTTATTAATTTAGTTGAATTTTCTGTCCCGGTAAGTCTTCATTGATAGTACAGTAATTACTACTACTGTGTACCCACAATGCATTCTTTGGGCAATTTTCTGGTGCATATGCTTCACCATCTGTTAAATATATTAGGGCTGTATATCCCCCTTTCTCATTATAATGATCTACTACTGGTTGAAAACATGTGCCTCCTCTTCCAGTTATATCCCAATCTTTCTTAGGATTAAATACTTCTATGCTACCTATCTTTGTATCACATTGAGCTACTGTAATTTGATGACCAGTCTTATGCATGTGACCTAACTCATTCATAAATTCTTTAAGCTCATCATTAGATACAGAACCTGATGTGTCAACACCAACAAGAATATGATTTTTAAACTTAATTTTAAGACCAGGACTAGCATTATAACGCTTGTTATATTTACGCCTAAGCTTCTTTGTATAAGAAATAGATGAGTTACCAACAAACCTTCTAAGGTATTGTTTCCAAGGAAAAGATGGTGGTTGAATGTTAGTTAGTCTATCAATAACCTCAGATAATTCACCAGGAACTGTGCCATGATTTTTTATTGTAGTATCTGCAGTTTCCTTAAGTTGATGATCTATTTGTTTTTGTACTAACTTCTTATCAGCTTCTGAAAGTTCTTCAAACTCTTTCCATGTAGGGTGATCATACTTACTATTACCATCCATTTGAGATAATATATCTCCTAAGATTGGACATGGTTCTTCACCATCACAATTTTGTTCAAGTAATTCATAATACTTTTTAGTACCAGCTTTAAGTGGTAAAGCTAAATCAGGAAAAGTATCAGGGTATAATGCGCCTTCAGGTAAGTGATCTCTGTTTATATACTGATTGATTTCTATATCTGCTGCTATATTAAATAGCTTTGCATTTGGATATAGATCTCTTAGTAATAGATGCCCAAATGAAACGTGTAACAATTCATGTTTCAATACTCCAATTCTTTGATCTTCAGTTAGTGCAGTGTAAAAGTCAGGATTAACACTTAACTGTACTCCTATACCATTCTTACTTACACCTGCTGTTGGTATATCTTTTCTTATTTGTTTATTTAACCCAATTAAAAAGAAGCCGTAAAAGGCTTCTTTCAACATCAGAGTCTTTGCAGCTCTAGATAATATGTCATGTATCATAATTATAATTTGTTTATTGCTTCTGTTATTAATTTTTGCTCTAAACTTGGTAATGATTTAATATTAATTCTATCTAATATATCATTCCAAGGTTCTACTTTAATGTAATGGTAACCTTGTAATTCATTTATGATTTCAGATCTAGCATCACCATAAAAGTTTTTCATTAGTATTAAACATAGTAACTTAGAAGGTTTTAAATTCTTCCATGTTTCTATTCCTAGCATACGGTCTTCAATATTTTTTGACTTCATCATAAGTTTAATCCTTTGGTATATTTCTTTAGTTATTTCAATTTTTTTTATTTCTTTCATCTTTAATTTCTATTATTACCCCTGGGTTCTCTTTATCATATGAATACTTTTCAAAACATGGTATAATAAATTCACAATTATCATCTTCAATCCAACCATGTTTAGTCATATCATCTTGTACAGTTTGTGCAGGATTTAAATAATCAAATTTATGTCTTGAACCTCTTATGAACGTAAAGTGCACATACACAGGTAGTTGATACTTGCTAAATTCTTTAAGGAATGAAGCAGTGTGATTCTCAAATAGTTTACTAGTATCTTTTCTGTACTTCATAACAGTTTTACTTGCTATAAAAAACTTCCCTGTCCATCTTCTACTATTCTTAGAACTTGGTACGTTACCTGGTATGAACCATTTCATATCTTTTCTTTTATTAAATTAAACAATTTTGATTGTACTGCATTGAACCCATACTTTGATACAGCATCTGATAAATCTTTTTCTGATTTTAAATAGATAGGAGTTATCTTATATGCTTTTTCATACTTACCCATAGCCTCATGACCTGCTTCATCATTATCTAACAATGATAAAACTTTTTTATATTTGGATTTAAGATTTTGGATTATGTATGGTTTGATCATAGTATTTTCTGAGTCAGGTGCAATAACTTCTAAACCAAAGTCAAATGATTTTAGACACATTGCATCTTTAAGTGATGAACAAATTACAAGATAGTCTTTATCATACTTCAACTGATCAAAACCTTGTAGATGAGAATCAATCTTTATAAACTTATGCTTCTTTTGCATAGGTTGATATATCTTGTAGCATTTTGTACGTGTTTTATTATAAAAACCATACATCATTTTATTCTCTATCACTAATTTATTTACACCTTCATCTGTACTTTTAACCATAGTATAGTATTCAAGAGGTAACACATTATATTCTTTTAGTAAAGAACTCCCAATATTATATTGTAACCAATATTCTTGATCTTGTTTAGTAAAGCCAACTTTAAGCTCAACATGATCAGTTTTATATTTAGCTACAGGTTTATATTCTTGTGTGTTATCATCTAAAAAATTTCCTGCTAATACATGTGCATTATAATCTTCTGTAATTCTAAATAAAGCTTGTGAATATGAGAGTGAAAATAATTCTTGGACTATATCTATCTTACTACCTTGTTTACCCGTAGAAAAATCTTTATACTTATACTCCATAGAAGAAGGATCAAGATAGACAAACATGCTTGGTGTTTTTTCTGAAGCATTGAATACAGATGTAATTTGTACATCTTGACCAGTTAACTTCTCTGGTAGAGTTAGGTAGTATTCAAAAACCCAACTACTTCTTATTTCATTCTGTTGACTTATAAAATTCTTTGTACTAATCATAGTAGAAAAGTTAAGGGCTGACAATAGTATTAACCTGATTGTGGTACCGCACCACCTAGTGTAGCTTGTATACCTTTATGCCAGCCCTCTTCTTAATTATTAAAGTTCAAAATCAGATGAACCAGTTGTAGCAGGTTCAAAATCTTTTGTAGTACTTACACCATTAGATGATGATGTTTTTTTAGCTATTGATTTTACATGTGTTGCAGAATCAAAAGTAATTAATCTAGATACTTCAGCATTTAATGCCTCCATAGGTACACCATCTCTAGATAACTTAGGTAAGTATAAATCATTATTAATGTATCCCTCTTTGTTTTCCCACTCACGGCTAGCTAAACAAGAATTAAAGAAATCACTATTAGAAAATAACTTATTACACTCAGTTATAAATACTTCAATTGTACTTGCTTTTATAGCATCTAATTCTGTTCTCTTTCCTAGAACTTCACTTAAGAATATCATTGATTTTAAAATCTCTTGATCTCTACTTATTTCTCTACCGCTAGGTAATGTAGTATCTTTATATGGAAATGGTCCCATTCTTACTCTACCTATTTGACCTTCATATCTACCTTGAGACTCATTATCTTTATTTCTGAAGAAACCTTCAAAATCCCCAGTTACAGGTTTAGTTTCTACATGTAAATTTACATTCCATGCATCAGAATCATAAGGAGTTACATCTAATGAAATAGAATTGATTCTTACTTCTGTGTTACCTGGACCCATTAAAGGTCTTGCTTTTCCTGAGCCTACGCTCATGTCTTTTGTGTTTAACATTCTTTCTTTTTTTTGATTAATTAATTATTTTTCATACTCTGCTATACAGTTCTTAACAAACTGTAGATCATTATCTATAAATGGATTTTCAAACATATCCATAGGAGACTTACATGTGTTCTCTCCATTATTTTGGGTATCAAAGCCATATTCTAAACCATCATCTGTTTTATTTACTCTACCAAATAATACTATAGAAAATAGACCCTCCAAAGTTAGTGTATTATCTATCATTTTACCTATAGTTTTAGCTTTAACTTTTCTGTTACCATTGCCATCTACTGATTCTTCTGAATGAGTTAAGAAAAATATAGTTAAGTCTTCTCTCATATCTTTTGGCATCTTAGCAACCTGTGCTAAATTAGCTGCAATCTGAGTAAACTTATCATATCCTTTTTCATGTGCTCTATCAAAATATTCAAAGCTGGACATATACTGCCAATCATCTATGACTAATGTCTTGATGTGTGACATCTTATCATTAACATGTTGCATAGCCTTTATAATTCCAGGGGCTGAAGAAGCTGCTGTCATATTACCTTTAGGATTATCTTTAGAGATATTGACATAATTTTTCTTCCAACCTTTGAAAGGTAGAGGTTTGTTTGCAATGTTAATTATAAATGTTTCTTTAGGATCCAATGTCCTAATTGCTGTGGACTTACCTGTCCCTGAGTCAGCTATGACTAATACGCTTTGTGCCATTTTTTATTTTAATTTTTGATTAATACTTAGTAATGCTTTTTCTATACCTTTGAGTACATCTACTATATCCCTTTCAGTCTCTGGGTTAGGTATTGCATCAAACGCTCTTTGTTCTACTTCAGGATCTCCACTGTTTAATGGTAATCCTCTACTGACTACATCATTGATTACCTTTAGTTCACCTACTGGTACCATATGTCTTTGAAATCCTGAGTTACTTGTGATTAGTTCATACTCTTCTTTCCAATGAGGATTATACTTTAATAAATAAAGTGTTCTCTTAGGATCTTCTGAGATATAATCAATACTTACAAACTCTGTATATATATCTGTATTATTTTCCAACTCACTAGGAAAGAATGTAACATGTAGTTCATCCTTACCACCTGGCCTGTATGCCATCTTAGGTATATATGCTGGTTTATCTATTTTATTTACCATAAAATAATCATTATGCTCTTCAAGTAATTCTATTACTTTAGCTTTACGTTCTTCTGGTGTCATTTTCATCTTCTTTCTTGTTGAGGAGGTGTGTCCATCTCCATTATTTCCATTCTTTCAAATGCAGCTTTAAAGAAAGACATACGGGCATCCCCATTTCTTGCTTTAAGAAAATGTAGCACTAATGTTTTATCATCTTCTATTATAAATCTATCAGGACCATACAATCTAATCTTCTGTTTAGCAGGTCTGTTTAATCCTATTAGAGTATCAGCATGTTGTAACATTGCATCTGAACCAAATATATCTGACTCAAGTACATAGTTTCCATACTTCCCATCCATTGCTCTATCAGGATTATCTATGTTTCTGTTAAGTTGAGATAAACATATAAACATACAAGGATAGTCACGTTTTGCTTGTGTAAAGAATTCACCTAATTCAAATAACATATCTAACCTGTTGTTCTGATAGGGTGCTCTTTTTACTAGAAGAGTATGATCTAAAGTAATAATGGTCTTAGTATTATTATGTTCTTCCATATACATATCTAGTTGTTCTCTCATTTGATTAACAGTCATAGGTGTAGATATAATATCAACTGGATATTTTATTCTATCCTTAGCATGTGAATGACATACATTAAATGTATCATTCTCTAACACGGTACCTGCACTACACAATTCTTTATATGTTTTACCAGTTACAGAACTAAATTCTCTTATTGCTGATGTTCTTCCAACCATTTCAAATTGAAACTCTAATACACGGAAGTCTTCTTCAGGATTTAATACAAATGATTCCCTAATGATTTGATCTTTAATTAATGTTTTACCTGAACCAGGTCTACCACCAATAACTGTAAGAGTATTCCACTCTAAACCGTCAGTGATTGCGTCATTGAACTTAGGCCAGGGTGTAAGTATAGATCTTTCCTTACCGCTTTGCCTATCAAGCATATACTTAAGTGCTTCATTAAAAGCTTTATATTGTCCATCCCATGCTTGTTTACTCATACTATATTTTCTTTAAAGTGTTTTACATCATCATCTGTTCCTTCTTTTATCATGTCACAATAATCTGCTAATTCAGATTGTTTAACTTTAGATTGGTCAGCTTTAGATATAAAATATTGACTAGTCTTCATATACATGTAGTCTTGGTCTTCATACTCATTTAAATATTTTTTTGTTGCTGCTATAACTTCATCCCATGTGTAATCATAATTATCAAAGAACCATCTAAAATTATTAGTGAGTGTTTTAACATTAACTCTTGCTGGTTTACCACTTGGTAATTTTCTTGCAGGCCAAAGTTCTCTATATAGTTCTACTTTAGCAGTATATGATTTACCCATTAGTGCAGTATTACTTGCTTTTTTTACTTTAATAAAGTAGGCATCATATTTATTCTTAATCTCTCTTCCAGATATTGATAGTTCACAACCTGTGTCAGTATCTTCATTCATGTTTATGTATCCTTGTTTTTTCAAACCTTTTATTTCAAGGTGAGGATTTATGTGAGGTACTGATAATGAATCATCTATTGCATATAAAAGCAAAAGTTGATTTGGTGTTATCTTATCCTCTAAAATCTTTTGTAGTAATTCCCACATTTATTTTTTCATTTTTTTATTATTATTAGGTTAGCAAATATAGTCATTAATAGTGTAACTATCAAGTATTTATTGTATCTTTGTTGTATAAAATTATTAATTATGAAAGATAAAAATACAGTTATAGAAAGACCAGAAGAAATATCTATAGAAGACAAAACTGATATAGCAAATGTATTTGACAAATTACCAGATGATACTTTTGTTGCAGTACCTGATGATAATATTGTATATATAGGTTTGTCAGGAATGTATATTAAACAACTTCAACATATTGAAAGTTTTATAACTTCATTAATACCTGAGGATAAACAAGAAGAGTTACTTTTATCTTTGAAAAATAAATTTATTGATAAAGATCCTAAGTCATGGACTGCTCCTGAAAAAAGTCTTATGATAATAAAAGAATTATTATTTGAAATATTATTTCAAGCTGCTAAACAAAAAGTAGATGCAATATATGATAGAAATAAAGTAGCTGAAGCTATGGATGATTTAAATCAAACAGATAAAGTTATTAATCCATTAACACAAGAAGAACTTAATAAAAAAGTAACATCTAACGTAAATTTGACCCAGTAAAATCACCTATAGTTAATAAAGCTTGTATCACTGAATTTAACTCTTCCGTGTCACAGTCAGCAAATGATTTACTTATCATTGCTGTATCCTTAACTGTTTCTTTTAATGTTATAGGATCCTCACCAATATCATTAGCCAGTTGACGTATCATAGCGTGTATCTTAGCTAACTGAGCATTACTACCTTTCATCCCTATTACATTAGCAAATACTTCTACTTTAGTGCCTTCAGGAAGCTCCTTAATAATTTCATTAAGGTTTACTTCCTTAGCTTGTATTGTATGTTCTAACTTACCATCACGTTTAATAAGAATAGTGTTGTATATTTTTTTCATAATATTTTTAGTATATGTGAACCTGGTTGTTCATCACCTGGATCAGATGAAATGATGATAGTGATCACTTCTTTGTTCTTTTATACACATGTTTTTCTATCTGACTAGCAAGATACATTCCCATCATTATCCCTACAAAACCAACTATTATTATTAGTGGTATCATTATAATTATTTTTTCCATTCTTTTCTGTTTTTAAATTTTTCTAATCTCCAGTCATTCATATTTTCTACAAGCTTTTTTGTTTTATTCCTACACGTAGGACATAAGGATTTACTATGGGCTTTATTATAACCGTGTAGCCATCCTGTAACATATATCAGCATAGTACAAAATATTATTGCTAGAAATGTTATTAATATTATCATTTAGTTTTTAATTTAGTTCTAATAGTATTTCTCTTAGACATTAATTGAGAAGTTTTCTCTTCATCATTCTTACATCTCTTTAAACTTTTATCTATTTTGTTTAATTCATTTAAGAGATCTAACTTCATTTTATTTTTACCATTTCTATTACTCATCTTCAGGAGGGTTTTTATGAAACTCATTAACAGTTTCTATTATTGTTTCCTGTAACCAATCATAGTCACAGTCTATATCTAATATAGTCATAATATCTACTTTCTTTGGTCTTCCTACTTTGTTAGGTAGGTATGCCCAAGCATGTTTTATGTCTATTGATGTGTCTGTACCTGGATCATCACGTGTTTCTTTTTCACCAAGTTCATACGTATATTCAAATTCTATGTTAATCCCATCTAGGTCAGTATAAAAATAATCTCCCATTACTTAAACCTAACTGTCTTAGCATCTACAAGAACAAATGTGTGACCACATCCTGGTTCATAACAAACTACGTCATCAACAGCAATGAAAATTAGTTTACCTTTCATACAGTTAGGACATGTTATATCTGTGTCTACTGGTTCAGGTGGTGCATTTAAAGATTGTTCTAACATTTCCATATAGAGCTCTTTCATTTTTCCCATGATTAATTATTTAAAGGATTATAATATTTAATTTTACTTTGATCAAAACCTGATAATGCAGATTCAACCCACTTCTCATCTTGTGTATCTATATAACAGAGTATATGACAAGTTGCAGTTTGATCAGGACTCAACCTTAGTAATCTTCCTATACGTTGAGAAGACTTTCTTTCATTACCATATGAGTGTAGGATGATTCCTTGCTTAAGTCCAGATATAGTAACACCTTCACTCAATTGTAATACACAAGATAACTTGTCTATTCTACCATCACCAAACATTTCAAGATTATTATCTGACTCAGAGTTCTTTGAATGATAACTATGTTTGCATATCCTATCTGCTTGTTTTTGTGTGTTAGCAAATACTATACACTTCTGTCCCATATTAGCAAGAAGAGATTTAGCATAGTCTTCTTTAGATTTATAGTCCATCATAGATTTCATTCTCATTATAGATGCAAACTTCTTTTGTGCTGGGGTAGCTGCATTACCTATTCTCATTGTTGAATACTGATAATCATTACTTTCAGACGTATACCATACTCCACCTGTTTGGTTATTTTTCTTAGGTAATGTATTTAGCTTGGACAAATGCAATTGATGTATAATGATTTGGTATTGGTTAAGTATCTTATTATCAGATGCTTGGTCAACACTAAACTCATACTTCATAGGACAGTACTTGCTGACCATTCTGTATTTCTCTGTACCTTTTCTCTTTGGAGGAGTACCAGTTAATCCTAAGATTTTTCCAGTAAATTCATCTAAGAATTTTTCATGATTATCTAATAAGCTATGACATTCATCAAGGTATACTACATCATAATCATTAGGATCATGCTTATTAATACTGAGATAGGTAGTATAAGTAATATGTTTACCCATACCTTCCATCTCAGTCTTAACCATTTCATCATCCCAAGATTTAAATATTGATTTCTTAGGTGCTACAACTAGGTATTTAATCATAGGGTTATAACAATGAACCATATGTTTTAATCCTATCCTAGTCTTACCAACTCCCATAGATATACCAAGACCACATCTCTTATTACTAATAGCAATATTTAACGCCTCTTCTTGTACTTTATCTCTACTCATAGTAATAAAGGTAATTCATCATCCTCAATACTTTTCTTTAGGTGAGCATTATCCGGATGATTTAGGCTTCCTTCTGCTTTCATTCTTGCTAACAGTTTACCTTTAATATCTTCATCTACGAGTTTATCTTTAAGATACTGAGCTGTACCATATGCATGTATAAGCATCTGCAACATTTGCTCTTTACTACATGTTAATATATCTATAGGAAAAGGATTATAAAGTTTAGGTTCATCTGTGTATGATGCCCATTCTCTCATTTCTCCTATACTCTTACCTATTTTATCTACTATTGCCAATGATTTTTTAAATCTTTCAACGTTTTCCATAGATCTAGCTTCTTCTACTTCAGCAGCTTCTTTCTTTATATCTTCTTCATTACGAAGCTTTAACTTTTTTAATAAATGTTTAGGTATATTCATAACTCTTTTAGTTTTAATTTGCACATGTTTTCCCATTATAATTCTTTTTTTTTAATGTCATACTTCTTTATTAAGTTGTCCATTTGTTTCTGTAATATATGTACTTTGATCTTAGGTTTGTTAAACATTTTGTTTGCAAACTCAGTGCATGTTTTACTTACTTCTTTACTTAATGTCCTTTTAAGGTTCTTACATATTTCTAATGCTTTATCTCTTGCCATAATTATTTATTTATAAGAACCCATCTTACCTGAATGTTCTCTTTGGGCTCCATATTTTTTTGTTCTTTTGTCTATATATTTATACACTTTCTTTTTTTCATACTGTTTGTTTAAGGCTTCTCTGCTTATAGATGACATACCCCAACCAAATTGCATAGCAAATGTATTGTATTCTTTTGTACCTTTATTATATCCTTCCATTTTAGTTTCTTTTAATTGAGTAACCTAATGCTATAGATTCTTTTGGATGTTCTTCTATCCACATGTGACAGCTTCTACATACTGATAACCAAGTAGTTGGGTCATTATGATATGGACCTCTACCTTTTTTGTGATGTATATCAGTAGATGAATTAGTGCAACAGTCAAGACGTGCACAACACAATGGGTACTTATCCATATATGTTTTTCTTAATGCTTTATAAACTGTGTCAAGAGCAGCCATCTTAGATGATTTCTTTCTCATTGGTTTTTGAGATGCTTTAATAGGTGTCCTATTGAGAGGTTTAGTTGGGACCTTAGCTAGCCAACAATTCTTACAATACTTATACCTACCGTCACTCTTCCAGATGAACTGCTCTTTATCACAGCCAACACACAGTTTGCGTTTAGCTTTCATTATTTTAATTCAAAATAGTTTTTAGGTAACAAACCTTCAGCATAGAACTTTACTACAAGATCTTCTGATTTTATTCCTAATGTTCTAAATGACATTTTGTTTACAAACCTTTGATCTACTTCTTCTACGGGTACACTCATTATACTCTTTGCTAACTTACTTGAAGAGAATATAGATAATACTTCATTGGCTCTCTTATTACATATCTTTTGTTTCAAAGAGTTAACAACATTTTGTGCACGTTTCCATACTTTTTTGATTCTTCTTTTCTTATCCCAGTGCATTTTATTTAACTCATCAGGAGTATATGCATTTAAACCATGTAACACTCTTTTATAAAGATGTAATTGTTGTGTGGTTAATTCTGTGAATATTATTTTTTGTACTAATTTCTTACTTACAGTTTGATATTCTGATAACAATCCTAGATACTCATATCTATTCATGTCTCTATCTGTATTGATTTTTTTAATTTGTTTTTCTGTAAACATTGTCTTTAATTTATTAAGTGAGTTATTTTATTTATTAGGTTGTTTGTATAACATAAGAGGGAACAATCCTAAGACGGTTCCCTCTATATTAATAGGATACTATTGGTAATATCCAGAGTTCTTAACTCCCTGTTGTACTATAAGTTGAATTCTACTACTTCTTCTTCAACTACTTCATCTTCTACTACTTCTACTTCATCATCTATTGTTAACTCTTCCTCATTCACAGGGAATTGATCAACTATTACTTCAGGAGTTATTTCTTCTGCAATAGTTTCAGTTAAAGTTTCATGACTGATCATACTTTTTTCCTCTTCAACTTCAGCAATTGAATCTTCTAGATCTATTTGCTTATTCTTTGTAGGATATTTAGATAGTATTTCATCTGCTTTAGAGTTGTTAGATTTTCTTATATCATCTCCATTTGTATGTGGTATAAGTTCATCTGACTCAAGCATTGTTGCATCATAAAAAGCTTTTCTATATATTGGTTCACCATGCTTACAACATATAGGTCCAGTTTTACCAGCACGCTTATAATCTGCATCAGGATTTGTCTCACTGAATGGTGTTAGTTGTTCTTTAACTACAATTTGTCCAGGAAGGTATTTCATTTTTGCTATACCTAAATCCTTAAGTGCTTCTACTTTACCGTGTAATAATGTATGTAGTGTATTTGTTTTAACCCACCCATTAGTACCTATAATAGTTTTTTCTTGACGTAATAATACATGCGCAAACTCAGCATTATTTTTACTAATTCTGATTTTGTTGTTAAGTTCATCAGATACGATTGTTACTTGTTCTTGGTTTTTTGCCATCTTTTTTTTAATTTAATTTAGTTATTATTTCATTCTTTTTCATCATTATTATGGAAATACTTATCATCTCTTTTGATTGCTTCAGGCATGTCTATTAAATTATGCTCATCATGTATCTTCTGAGGTACTTCATTTCTTTTTCCTGTATATGAACCATAGAAAGGATTATTGATTTCCATTGTGTATGAAGAGCCTAAACAATCTAACTCTGTTAGCTCTTCATCTGTCATGTCTAGGTATTGTTCTATAGATAGTTCTATAGTTCTACCACTAGGTAATTGGTATAGCATTGTGTGTTATTTTTTGTTAATAATTAACAAAAGTAATAAAACATTTACCTATTTCTTTGTATACTAAGTAGTTATATAAATATAGTAAGGAGTTATATAGCTAAGGTGTTATCTTTACTGCTTTAAATGTAGCTTTAACTTCCGCTATTTCTTCTGGAATAGTCATAGAAACTATTTCTGAATGATCTGCTGTACCATTAATTACTGAAAGATTACCTTCTTTATCATGTCCTAATACTGATACTTTAAACTTCTGATTAAAGGGATTAAAGTCATTGCTATAATTATCTGAGTCAGTAATTTTTGCAAATAATCTACCTTCATTATATATTTTTAAATCAATCAGACGATCATCATCACCAAATAACCCTACATCATATTTGTTAGGTTTATAAAATACATAACAATTCTTAGTGAATGGTATATATACTGTATCAGTGTTTAATACAAGTTCTAATAGAATAGTTTTTTGTGAATCAGTAAATTCACTATTAATAAATTCTAGTATGTGCAATCTATTTACATGTTCATTAAGCATATTTTTTATAATACTTTTAAATGTTGCATCTGTTATTTCTGCCATTACTTATATTTCTTTTCTAGTTTAGTACAGGTCTGATCTAATGTATCTCTTAATTTTCCTAATATTATTTCAGAATCAGTAGGTCCATCACATAAGTTTCTGATGTCATTTAATAATTCTACTAGAGTTATAGAAATAAATTGTTCATTCTCTTCTAGTTTAACCATTTCTGATACTTGTTCTTTGATACCATTTTCCATTTTAGTAATAAGCTTTGGTAAACGTATCTCTTTGTCTTGTCTCCATCCTCTAACAAGGATGTCATGTAGCTTTATCATTGGTTTTATTGTTAGAGGAACTCTATCATCATCTAACAGTTCAAATTCTTGTGTCATAATACTTGTTTTATTTTAATAATTAGAATAGAGGAGAGAACCGTAGTCCTCTCCCATACTCACTCACCTGAGATGATCACTCACCTCCTCACTTGTTCATTTTTAAAGTAAAATACTTATTGGAACTTATATATTTTACTTCAGTTGTGTTATTCTCCTCTAAATCAATTAAAGAAAGTATATCTTCAGCTGAATTGTTTTTAAATATCTTTCTAAAGTCTTTCATTACTTCAGACAATTCTTTTAATCTACTTATGTTATCTATATTACCTTGAAAAAACATTCCTTTATGTGTCTTTGTAGTTCTAAGAAATGCAGCATAACTAGTACATTCTATTTCCATACTAGTTCCAGCTAGTTTAATTTTAAGAGTTATATCCTTAAAGTCATTTAGCATTTTATTATTATACCATTGAGAATTGTATGGATAAGTATGATAGAGTGCGTCAGTAATGTTTTCTTTATTTTTATAAGTTTGTTTAACTAAACCATTATAATATGAATTTACGATATACAGTGTATTATATTTTGAATCAATATCTTTTGTCTGTGTAATCTGTAAAGTATTACCTTTGAATGGAGATGTTTTTACAATAGGAGTACACTCTTTATTTATTTTAAATTGTTTTTTCATTGTTATACATTTATAATTTCTGATTCAAGTACAATTTCAATAATTTCAGTGTTACCATTTACCTCTACAGCATAACAATCTTCTCTTGCTAAAGTATAATCTAACCACTGTTGAGTTTTACTTTGTAATAACCTAATCATAAATGTTTGAATTAATGATGCTATTTTTTTTGATACTATACTTCTAGCATCATATATATCTACTTTATTCTTTATGGTTGCTATAAAGTTTCTATTATTTAATGGTAGTTTATGTCTCATTACAAACCATGCCATATCTATTGGTATTACACTATACTTCTTGTCTTTTTTTATTCTTGGTGTCATATTATATTTCTCTAATGTTTTATTACTTACCCAAAGACGTGGCTTTGGATATATTTTATTATACCATGTGGATTTTGGTTTACCTACAGTACGTATCTTATCAATCTCTAAGAGAGTATTAATAACATGTTGATGTTTACTTTTCATATATTATTGTATCTAAAGTGTACCATCTTATACCATCTTCAGTAATCACCTCTACAGTATCCATTTGAGGTGATGTATTGAAGATAGTATTATCTTGTTGAGTAGGAGTACATGCATAACCCATACATAAGAAGAAGAAGATAGCTAAACATAATCCAGATACAACTAATATATATTGCATTAATTTAATCATCTTTTTCCATTTTTTTGTTCTTCTACTAATACAGATAAGCCAGCGATTGATATACCTCCTATTAGTAACGATGCCATTAGTGCAAGAGCTGCATTACCAATTGATTCGTTCCAAAAGTTTAATAGTAATCCTACTAATGTGAATGCACACACTAAGACCAATGATGTTAGTATTGTTATTAATACTGATTTGTAAATTGTTTTCATGATAGTTTTAATTTAGTTATTTAGTTAATTTATTAATAATAGACTATGATTGCTCATAGTTTCGTCCTACAGGACTCATCAGTATTATAAAAGAGCTTTTTATGTCTCGCAACAAAAGTAAAACCCTGTAACTTCTTGGAACCACGTTTTTATCTCAGTGAACTTTGAGGTTTTTAAAAAAACAAGCTGACTAGACATTCCAGTCATTTAACACTACTCTTGTAGTGACTTGTTTATGTTACCAACTTAATGGTTCAAAGCAATTAATAAATTCTTGCTTAATAGTATTTCTTGGCCATCTGTGCTTCTTGTTCCATAAAGATTTAGTAACAAAGAACCTTAATTCTTTTAGTGTACATATTATCTTTGTATGGATAGGACATTCAGTCATTGAACTGGTGCCATTATATATCTTTTTCATTTTTTTTATGTTTTGTCTTACGGTTATACTTCTTCTTATTCTTATGTATACTAGTAGAAGGATCATTAACACCAAGCTCAATGTTTACTTGTCTACGTATACTTCTCTTTTGCTTGGCATTTAATTTAGTCATAGTAATGTATATATCAATTATAAATATAAGAAAGAGAACAACTACTGTGAAATCAAGTGACTCAGTAGTTGTTATCTTAATAGCAATGATATAGGTTTGCTACTCCTGTTAGGTTGCAGAAGCCAGGGTAAAGCATCACACTTTACACAGAGATGATTAATCTCTTCCCAACTGATAGACTTAGCTCTTCAGCAATACCCCATATTTCTATCTTAACATTGTATGATTAATACTTGTCTGTCAAGGTATGTGCTGCAATGTAATTATTGAGGTACATAGACCATTTGGATAGTTAAGTATCCATACTTCATTCATCTAGCATAAATAATCCCTAAGCTAGAATAATTGGGATAATATAAAAGGTAGAAACTATCCTCACGCAGGGACAATTGTCAATTATATAGAACCTAATCTCATCTGGCATAGCTTATACCACGACACAGAGTTTAGTTACTACCTTTATTGGAACCCAAGGATGGATTTGAACCACCTATTCTCCTACTGCTTACTACATCTGTCCACCGATTAGGGCTCTTCAGGCATAGTGACAAGACATATTGCTTGTACTTGGATTTTATATAAATACAACAACTCTCCACTGATACACCACGTGTGTGAGCATACAATGGTCTTAGCACTGTACTCTTGGTATGCAATAAACGCTTCAAGGAGTTGTTGTATTATTTAATTTCTTCTGGTGGTGTTTCTATTGTATAGAACGATTGAGTTCTTGTACCAAACTTT